AATGTACCATTGGAAGTAGAAGCAGAAGTGTGTCCTGTTGATTGTTCTTGGAATGAGAAGGGAGATTATCATTTCAAATAAGGAGGGGTAGGATTGGCAATTATAAAAGTAGCAAAGCCTAAGAACAAGTATTGTAAATCATGTGAGTACCTTGACACAACTACGTATGATTATATGGACACACGCTACGGTTGTCTGATGTATGGGATCAGGTTGTTCTGCCATAACAGAAAACCTGTCAGGTGTACTGAATGCATTGAGAAGGAGGGTAAATTATGAAATTTACAATAGTGGCGTATCCTAGTAAGTTCAGCGAGATTGGGTTCAATTATCTTCTGGTTAGAGTTCGTGATGGAGAAATTGTGGGAATGATCGAGGAATGTGCTGTGGATGATATGAAACAAGTGCTAGGAATGGGTACGAATGTATCTCTATCTGGTGCGCCTGCAAAAGGACAAATGTGTATTCCGTTTAGGGAGTAATTACTATGTCCCTTTATCATAAATATCGTCCAGCTACTTTTGACGAGGTTGTTGGCAACGTAGAAGTGGTAGCGGCACTCAAATCGGATCTGGCTAAAGAAGATCATCCTCATGCATATCTTCTGCACGGCCCTACCGGTTGCGGTAAGACTACTCTTGGTAGAATCATCGCTACGGAACTTGGTTGTTCAGAAGATGATTTTAAGGAAATGGATAGTGCTGATTTTCGAGGCATTGATACTATAAGGGAAATACGCAGGCAATCGCAGTATAAACCTTTATCGGGTAAATGTAGAGTGTGGTTACTGGATGAGGTCCATCGACTAACCAATGATGCCCAGTCCGCACTACTAAAAGCGTTGGAAGATACACCTTCGCATGTTTATTATGTACTGGCTACGACAGATCCACAGAAATTGCTCGCAACGATAAAAGGAAGATGTTCACAGTATCAGGTGAAACAGTTAACAGATTCAGAAATGATGACCTTGCTTCGTTCTGTTGTAAAAGCAGAAGGACATAAATTGACTAAAGAAGTGTATGAACAGATTATCATGGATAGTCAGGGTCATCCAAGAAATGCGTTGCAGATATTGGATCAGGTGCTTGGTGTGCCTGCTGAAATGCGGATAGAAGTTGCGAAAAGAGCGGCTGAGGTGCAATCAGATGCTATTGAATTATGCCGTGTTCTTATGCAAAAAGCACCTTGGAAGAAAGTGGCAGGAATTCTTACTAAGTTGAAAGACCAAGATCCTGAATCAATTCGCAGGCTGGTTCTTAGCTACTGCAACACGATTCTCCTTAAGGGAGAGAACATGCAAGCAGGGCTAGTTATGGAACAGTTCATAGAACCGTTCTACAATACAGGATTTCCAGGACTTACGTTTGCATGTTTTTCTATTGTTTGCGGAGAAAATTGATCTAAATAGGATAAAAGCAGGTTGTATTATATAGTGTAGCAACGAAAATAAACTAAGAAAGGAGAATTATAATGGAGTACAATCTTGATGTAAACATTGACGAAACTGCCCTTGATGTAGAATTGCTTGAACAGCCGATCCTGATGAAGAAATACGGAGATGTGGTAAGTGAAGCTAGGAAGGAACTTGACTATATGAAGGAACAGCTTGACGCTGTTAAGGCTGAACTAAGTAAGGAGATCCGAGCAGATCCTGATGCATTTGGTTTGGGCAAGATAACCGAGAATCTTGTAGCAGATACAATCATCCTGCAAGATTCTTACAAGAAAGCCGCGGAGGAAGTAGTTGAAGCACAGTATAGGTACGGCATGGCTAAATCGGCATTCGATGCTATCGCTTCCAGAAAAGATACACTTGATGGGTTAATCAAGCTACATGGTATGCAGTATTTTGCAGGGCCGTCTATTCCTAGAAATCTTTCAGAAGAGAGGACGCGGAAAAATGAGAAAGTGAATGAAACCGTTGCCGCTTCTATGGTGAAGAAAAAGAAAGCGAGGAAATCATAGTGTCATTTATCCAAATCCTTATTATCAGCGTCCTTTGTGCATTTATCGTACCATTCTTTGTATATCTTTTCAGCAGGCTTCAAATGACTGCATGGCTAAATGCATTTGATGATTTTCTCAAAAAGAAAGCAGGAGAGAACGAAGAAGAAGAGGAGGAATAAAACATGCCTTGGTTCCAGTGCAGAAACTACCCTGAAGAGGGTTGTGTGCATTGTGAGCATATTACGCAGGCAAGACGGTTAATCGGTTGTAAAGAATGTGTGGATCCTGATTGTGAAGGGCCAATTCACATTATAAATCACAAGGAGGAAAAGTAAATATGGCTAAACTTGGAAAAAAGGGCAGTAACAGCAAATTCAGGGCGGCGGTTGCTGGTAATGTTAAACAGCAGAAAGCACAAGGTTCTAAATACGGATATCTGAATCTGCCTAAAAATATTCGGGTATTCAAAGAGGAGCCGGGTTCTAGAGTATCACTCGACATTCTTCCATATACTGTTACAGACCCAAAGCATATGGATAAGAATGTGGATCTTGGTATTGCTACTGTTGGAGAGCAGTGGTATAAGAAGCCGTATAAAGTACATCGTGGAATAGGAGCAAATAAGGAAACCTTTGTCTGCCTTACTACTTTCGGTAAAAAATGTCCTATCTGCGAACATCGAGCTAAGCGAGTAAAAGATGGAGATGCGGAAGACGATGAACTGAAGGCACTCAAGCCTTCTCTTCGGAACCTGTACGTAGTGGTGCCTCTGAATTCAAAGGATTACGAAAAGAAACCTCATATTTGGGATATTTCGCAGTATCTTTTTCAGGATAAGCTGAATGAGGAACTTGAAGAAGATGATACGAATGCTGTATTCCCTGATCCTGATGAAGGGCTTACTCTCAAGATTCGTTTCAGCGAGGAACAGTTTGGTAAGAATAAGTACGCCGCTACCTCCAGAATTGATTTTGAGGAACGTGAAAAGCCATATAAGGAAAAGGATCTGAAAGATGTTCCTAATCTGGATGAGATTCTTCAGGTGCTTACGTATAATGAGCTGGAAGCTAAATTCTTCGAGTATGAAACTGAGGATGACGAAGAAGAAGATGGAACTTCTGTCCGTAGTATGATGAAATCCAAGAAAAAGAAAGAGGCTGATCCTGACGAAGAGGATGAAGACGATGCTGATGATTCTTCTGACGAGGATGACGAGGACGAGGACGACATCTCTGACGAAGATGAGGATGAAGATACGGATGACGAAGATGAAGAAGAGGAAGATGAAGAGGATACGGACGATGATGAAGATGATGATGAAGTAGAAGAAGAGGAAGAAGAAGAGGAAGAAGAGGAAGATATTCCGGAAAAGGAAAAATGTGTGGCTTGCAAAGGCACTGGTAAGAATTCTAGAGGGGGCGTATGCAAGCCCTGTGATGGTACTGGTAGAAAGAAACTGAAAGAAGAACCTGCTAAAAAGGGAAAGAAAGAAGAAAAGGTAAATAAGAAAGCTGGAAAGAACAAGTGTCCGCACGGTCACGTATTCGGAAAAGATTGTGAAGAATATGATGAATGTGAGGATTGTGAGAAGTGGGACGATTGTATAGATGCTAAGGAGGATTAATTATGGCGAAGACGATTAAGAAGAAAAAGGCTGAAGTGATTGCTCCTGTAGAAAAAAAGCCTAAGGCTCTTCTTGATCGGAACAGGATGGCAGGGGGGTATCTTCCCCCTGCCCTTGCCGACAAGTTTAGCCTATATACGGTGTACAAAGGTCTGTCCAGATCGCATGTTATCTGCGATTTAGTGGAGAAAGAACTAAGCAAGGAAGCTCCTTCAACGCCCACTATGGTACATGATATTGCAAAACGGCTCTTACTCCTTAAGGCTGATAATATACCAATGGATCGGTATAAGATTACTGCCAGTGGTCTACTGAATAAAAAGAAACTTACAGTAGACCAGATTGAAGCTATCATCAAACGCATGGAGGAGATAGAGAATGGTAGTAAGAAAGAAAAAGCTGACGCCAAGTAAATTAACTACCCAGATAAAGCAAAGAATGAGCGAACCACCTGCAAAGAAAAAGGAGTATGATGGTGATTTTACGCACAAAGTATCCACAGGTTCTACGTTGCTTGACCTTGCTATATCAGGTGGAAGGGTAAGAGGTGGTGGGTTGCCGGGTGGAGTGCTCGTAGAAGCATTTGGCCCATCAGGCAGTGGTAAAACAGTTGTGTTATGTCAGATAGCAGGTGCAGTACAAAGGCAGGGTGGTTCTATTTTCTTTCGTGATCCCGAAGCAAGGTTGAATAGGCAATTTGCTACGATGTTCGATCTTGATGTGGAAGAAATGGAAATTGATCATCCTGATACGATACCTGAAGT